TTATAATAATAGTGTGGACACCATAGAACGCGCCTTTGCTGAAAGATACTTTCTTTGCAAAGATGGGGAAGGCTTTAGGCCCGCGTTCGAGGTTGGTCCTCTCGAATATCGAACATCTGGATTCAGCGCATTCAGAGAAGCAGTTATGGATAATATGCCACATTTGCCCGTTTTAACCAGTCAACAGGTGGTTGATGCTTATCACGGCTCAAAGAAGGCTATATACCAGCGAGCTTTATATAGTTTGGAGGAATCCGAGCTTGCTGAGATTGACTCACATCTCTCAGCGTTCGTTAAATTCGAGAAACAGGACGTTGGTAAAGCGCCACGTGTGATTAATCCACGTGCAACGCGATACAACCTCAGGTTAGGCAAATACCTTAAACACGCCGAACACAGTTACTTCAAAGCCATCAACAAGGCTTTTGGAGCGCGCACACATGCTACTGTCATTAAGGGCTTCAATGCCGACAGGAGCGCGCAAATTCTACAGGACAAGTGGAGAGTTTTTGACGATCCTATTGCCATTGGTCTAGATGCAAGTAAATTCGACATGCACGTTAGTGTACCAGCACTTAAATACGAGCACTCTTTCTACACCTCGTTGTTTCCCAGGAGCACGGAGTTAAGGAAGTTGTTGGAATGGCAACTCAAGAACAAAGGAGTTGCCTATGCATTAGATGGGAAAGTGGAATTCACAATGGAGGGCACTCGGTGTTCAGGGGATCTGAACACATCCCTCGGAAATTGTATCATCATGTGCGCCCTAGTATGGGTTCATGCCAAAAATTGTGGCGTGACCGTCGAGTTGGCAAACAATGGTGATGACTGTGTCGTCTTTATGGAGCGTGCTGATGAGAGCAAGTTCTCAAGGACGTTATCGAAGTGGTTTAAAATCAAAGGATTTGCAATGACTGTAGAACCCACAGTTGACGAGTTTGAGCAGATAGAGTTCTGTCAAACTAAACCCGTCGAGTTATCAACTGGTTGGCGCATGGTGCGCAACCTCAATGCTTGTCTGATCAAGGATCCGATGTGCATGATATCAGTACCCAAGGACCAAACATTCAGGAAGTGGATGGCAGCGGTCGGGACATGTGGAAGTAAATTGGCTGCAGGTGTACCTGTCCTCAGCCAGTTCTACGATATATACAACCGTAATGGAACTGCGTGTTCTAGCGGTATGTTTAATGAGGTTTTTAAGAACCGTTCACAAGCGTTTTTAGCGCAGGGGTTGGCATCAGGGGAAGTGAATGCCAACGCTCGGGTGTCGTTTTATTACGCATTCGGAGTGTTGCCCGATGAACAGGTCGCTATGGAGCGGTTCTTTACCAAAGTTGTTATTGATGACCTGGTAACCACAGTGATCGAGAGGAGTGAACTCGAGCTGTGTCCTGGGATTAATATTGTTACAGAATCCAATTAACAATATGGTTAAACAACGTCAAATGAAGAAGAACAACAACAACAAAGTTGCGAAGAAGCGCAACCCCAGTAGGGCCATTCCCCTACATTACCCAAAAGCACCTGGCGATACCATGGTGATGCCATTTAAGACCACTGGAATTCTTACTGTTCCAGCTGGGTCTAATACCGTTGGCAAACTGTTGGTACTAGGGCGTGGCACGAGCAGCGGAGATTATATTTTCCTTAGTGCTGCGAGTGCACAATTTTCCGCTGTTGCCCCAATCAGTTCGCGCTGGATGATCACCAACTTAAGAGTTGAGGTTCGCGCGACTGGTGTTGGTGGTGCGGCGAACACGTTCATCGCTGCGAGCTACATTCCGTCACACACTGGGGTTGATAACCCCCCGCTGTCACTTAGTGAGGTATCACAAGCCGTCCACTATGCCGAGTCGTCTCTCGGTACAGTTGGACGTTTGCAAGTGGAACCCACTGATTACTATAACGACTGGCGGCAAACAGTGGATGAGGCGGATGCGAGTGACTCGCAAGCAGGGTTGATTCAATTATATGGATCGGGGACACCAGACTCG